CGGAGACAGACCCTTGCGGGATGCCTGCGCCAACGCCTGCGTACGCCTTGACCATCGCGTCGATCTGAGCCTGATCGAAGCCACTCGCACGCAAGAACTCGGCGTATTGCGCGTCGCGCGTTGCCTGGCCCAAAGCTTGCTGCTGATTGCCGACGGCAGTGACGGCGCTTGCGCCCGCCAGACCTTGCTGTTGCATCTGGTTTGCGTACTGCGCGAGCTGACCAGAGGCCATCATCGCGTTTGCCGTGTCCTGACCGTACATGCTGGCGACCTGACCGGCCAGCGACGCCATAAGCTGTTGGTTGTTCTGCGCGATGTTGGCGTAGGTGTTACCAACCGTGGCCTGCCGAGCCTTGTCGGCTGCGGATGCGCCGACGGCGCTCTCGTACCCTTGCGAGAGGGCCGTCATCTGCTGATTGCCGACACCCTCTTGCACGTCGCGCAAGGCGCGAAGACTGTCGATATACATGCCAGACGGAGCGCCAGAAGCACCAGTGCCTGCGCGAGTTGGACCGCCGAGCTGTCCGGCAGAGATGTACTTACCCGTAACGGCGGGGATGAGCTTCTCTTGAAGCGTACGTGCGCCGATCTCGCCATAGCGATTAATGACGTTATTCAGAAACGGGTTCATGTAGTCCCCGACGTCGGAGACTGAAGAACGACCGGCCTGCGCGAGTGCGCCATATGCAGGGTATAGGCCAGACCTGTCCAGTGCGGCTCCAATAAATGGTGATGCCGCCCCGAAGGACGAGCGGCCCATTGCGTTGGTGGTCCCAGCCATAGCCGCGTTAAGCATCGGCTGGTAGCTATTCGCCGCCGCGCTTGTCATGCCGAAGCCTTGGTTCTGCGTTGCGTTGAAACCTTCAACGCGCTGCGAGCTGTCGTAAGGCACGAACGGACGTGACGATACGGCATTCTGGTTCGAGAGAATGTTCTGCGCATAGTTTGTGTACCACGATGGTATCGTGGACATCGTGTACGTAGTTTGTTGTTTAATAGCCATTAGATGCGGCCCCCAGCCATGTATCTTTCAGGGCGTTTGGCGTTTTGGCTGATCTTGCCTCTCGCCAGCTTCTTACCCTTTTGCTTGCGGATCTTGACGCGGAAGTCATCGAGCTTCTTCGCGCCAGCCTTTGATGAGCCGTCTCCGAGCATCGCAACCGTCTCGGCGTCCATGACGTACTCGCCATCGGAAAGCATCGCGGGGATCTCGTCGCTGCGGCCAGTGCCTCTGCCTTCAACTGCAAAGCTGCGGCCCGCAGAGCGGCCCCCGCCAGACACGTTGCCGCCGCCAGCGTAGCCCGACAGGTAGCGCCTCTCGTACTCGGACATGGTGCTTTGTGGCATGGGGTTGCTTGCCAAGCGGAAGCCGCCGGCTGGTTGGCCGCCACTGCCGCTAAACGCAGGGCCGAAGAACTCTTCTGGCGTCTGCTCGTTGATCTTAGACTTCGGTTTCAGCAGGTCGTATGCGGCTGCGGCGGCAAGGGCCGACGCGCCGATGCCGTACTTGTTGGGCAGGCCCTTGATGCCGAGGAAGTCGCGGTTCATGAACTTAACGGGTGCCGACGCTACAGGAGCCGTTGATATTGGGGCGAGATCGAGGCCCTCAATGTTGGACAAGTTTGCCCTAAACTCAGGCGACAGTGTCAGACCGTTTTCTGGGGTGACCGAGAAGCCTGCGCTAACCGGCGCGGACGCTGCGGGCGCGGCCGTTGTTGGTGCAGTCGCTGCCGTGCGCGGTGTCATGAAGTACCCTTGCGCAGCGCCAGTGGCGGCCGCCATGAGTGGGTCTTGCCCCTGAGCAGCGCCAAGGCTGCCGCTGATGACTGCGTTACCAAGTGCGTTCTTGGCGGCGGTGGAAGCTGTAGAACCCAGAACTGAGCCGCCAATCTTTCCAGCCGCGCCGGATGCGCCAAGGCCACCAGTCAGGCCACCGAGCAGCGCACCCTTCACTCCGCCGCCACTAAGCGCGCCAAGGCCAGCGCCGAGGCCCGCACTTGCGGCCATGGAACCAATGCCAAGTGCGGTTCCGATTGCAGGTCCAGCGAAGGGGATGGCGAAGGCCGCAAGCGGCGCAATTTTCTTGAGGAACTTGCCAAACTTGCCGAGGAAGAACTCTGGCATGCCGGTTTCTGGGTTGATCGTAGGCTCGCCGTACTCGGCTACCATCTCGGCAAACTCTTCGTCGTTGACGTGAACGAGGCGTCCGTCGCCATTACGGCCAGCGCGCCTTACGGCCAGTGCCTCGTCGTGCAGGCCGCCTTCAGCGTAGCCTACAGGGCCCCCCTCGTAGAGTTTTACAGGGAAACGGTTTTCTGAGTACATTAGCCTTGTCCTTCAAGCATGGGGTAAGCGCGTTCCGCCCACTGTCGCCAATCGTCAAACTGATACGGATCTGGGACAGTGCGCTGCGCAAATGGTGATGCCCGTACAAACGCCGTAGCCCACCCTTGCCATTCGCTCTCGTCAGTTAGCTTACCAAAACTCCAAGCATCACTTACAGACAGTGTTACACTATCTGCCCAGTCCAGTAAAGACATGCCGATCGGATTTATCATCCTATCACCGTTCCATCGCCCGGCTGTATGTGCGCGAGTATTAAACCAGTCTCGTAATTACCGCCGATTGTGTTGCTTTCAAAGCGGAAGCGCAGTTCGCGGCGCTGCTCTTTGAAGTAGATCACCTGCTCTTGCGGCGTCTGCGGCGTCTCCGTAATTATCTTCGGCGCGCTGTTAACTTCAGGCGATCTGGCGTTGGCGCGACCGTGGATTTCAACCGTCATGTCGCCGCTCTGGACGAAGTCAGGCTCTATGAGAAGCACTTGCGTGGCGCGGCTTATCTGACTTTGCACTGGCAGCGAGATGTCACCGGTCTCGAAGTAGGACTGGATGGGGTTGACAACAAGGCCGTCAATCTCGTCAGTGCCGACCTCATGAACCCAGAAGCGGTACTGCGGATCTCCGCTTTCCTCAGTGATGCGGTCGACGACCGTAGCGCCTTCAATAATGCGCGTGTCGCCACTCTCAGTGACCCGCGTTACAACATCGATGAAAGTCGGCAACACACCCGTCATGAGTGGCTTGCGGAATACCGCAGGGAAGAGACCCGCACTGCGCCCGTCATTCGGCAGTGGCGTGTCGTACCAAGAGTTTTCGCGCATGTTGTAAACTATGGCGTGGTTTGGCTCGATGCTGTCGCCAAACGGGAAGCACCACCAAATCTCGCCGAAGCGAGGCACCTTCATCGCAAAAACTTTCTGCCGCTGGTCGTAGTTTAGGTTGTCGAAGAAGAAGTTCTGGTTGATGGTATTCTCGATCTCGCGGACGACGCCGTTGAACATCAGGAAGCGGTCAGTGCCAATCCAATAGAAGACGCCGTCGTACTCAATGACACACTGCGCGGACAGGATTGAGGACTGCGCGGATATGGTGTCGAACTGGAACGTCTCGGTGCCCCCAATGTACGTTATGCGGAGGAGGCTGTCGGCCGACCACAGAAGGCCAGAGGGACTATTGCCGGGGCCGCCGCGCAGTGGCATGCCACGAACGAGCTTTTGCCCTGTGACGTACGCGTTACCAGCGCCGCTTCCGGTATAATCAGTAGGGTCGCCCGGCGTGGACCACATGACAAAGCCGTCCGTGCCGAAAATGATCGTGTACGGATGTAAAGCCAAAACGCCGCCAGTGGCGCTGTAGATGGCGGGGAAGTTGGTGATCTCGGTCAAGGGCCCAGTGCCAAAGGCGTCGCCGGAAAACACCTGCCCGCCCGCGCTGTTGCATATGCAGTTGAGGTTAGGCGCGACTTGCGCAAGGATTTGCAGGCCGCTTCCCGCAGCCGTGTCCACGTCAAACTGCCACAGGTTTGCGTCACTTGCGACCAACGTAGTCGGCGTGCGGTCGCTGATGACGCTCGTGTTGAAACTGCCGTCGATGAAGAACTGTTCGAGTAGGTCTGCCGAGCCCGCGTGGACGTATGTCAGCAGGTCAAGCGTGTACTCGTGCAGCGCCCGAGCGACGCCCTTCAGGTACTTGTTGACGGAACGATAGCCGCCCATTTTGCGTGGCAGACCGCGTTGGAAGCGGACCCAGCGTCCGTCAACGTACTGGTCGCCCTCAAGCCGCGTGCCGTCGCGCTTGATGCCGGGCAGGGACTGTATCCTGATTACGCTTTCGGTCACTTGATCTGCACCAATGCGCCGACGGATGGGCGGCTATTGTTCCACACAAGGGTCTTTGTACCCGTCGCGCTCGCCGCCTGCGGCGACAGGTCGTAAACAAAGCGCGCTGGCTGGTCAAAGTCAACCACACGTTGCGTCATGCCAGCAGGCGCTGTAACTACTGACGTGGCGTCATCAGCAGTTCTTGCGCCAAAGAACAACAGTGTGCCGTTGGCTGTTGGTGTGATAGGCGCGCCTGTTGTATTTGCGAAGGGGCCTACTGTAAGTGTAAACGTGCCAACGGTGTCGGTCGCACCTACTCCGCCGCGATAGACAACAATAGCGCCGCCCCATTTTGCACCAATTCCAGAGAACACAAACGTGTAACTTCCGCTTTCAGATGCGGCAGTCTTACTCAAAACAAGCATGTGGTAGCCGCCAGCATTGTATGCGCCGACGGACGACCAGCCAGCAAGTGTCGCCGTCGTAACTGGGTTGGCGTCATCGCTGCTTAAAACAACATACATTCTATCACCGTTGGCAATGCTTGCGGGTGCGGGGATGGTCAGAGTAGTGCCGTTGGTAGTACGTTCGGCACTTGACGCAGACACAAATACAGGTGGTTCGCCGCTACCCATTCCAGCTAGAACGGCCATAATCCCGCTCATTATGAAAGCCCAGCGCCGCTGATGACCCAGACCGTCGCCGCAACTTTCACACAGGTTGCGAGGCCGTATTGCGCCAAGTTCCGTGAACCTGTGTTTGACGATCCTGCTTGGCGAAGCGTATCCGTTGTTATTGAGATTATCTGAGTTAAAGCGCTGTTGTTAAATATTGCAATCGTCGTGCCGATTGGAAAAGGAACTGAAGCATTAGCCGGAATGGTTATGGACGCGCCTACCGCCGTGCTTGAGATGTGCTTACCCGCATCTGACAGCGCGAGGGTGTAGGATAGTGTTTGAGGGTTTTGCGGGATGCCGCGATAGCCGATGGTATCCGCTGCGATTGTGCCAGTGGCCGTGACCGCAACATCTTGGTCGAGGGCGGTGATGTCGGTGTTTATGCCAGATGCCGCAGCGCCAAGTGCCGTCAATGCGGCAGCCCCAGTTGTTGCGTTCGTGCCGCCCTGTGCAAGGCTCAGTGGCGTCGTGAGGCCGGACAGCGATGTGATGTCGCTATTGGCACCAGCGCCAACTGCGCCGATGGTGGTGCGGACAGACGCGCCTGTAGTGGCCGTGACGATTGCATCGGCGAAGGAAGTGATGCCGAGGCTCAAACGTGCGGCCGATGCCGTAGTCGCGCCAGTGCCACCGTCCGAGATGACAATCGGCGTTGTGAGCGTCGTTGGGTCGGACGCAAGGACCATGTCTGTGCCGTCGCAGTAATAGATGCCCTTTGCACCCTGGTTTACTACTGTTGGCGTTCCGCTGATTGTCTTGATAGACAGCGTGAATGCGCCAGTCGTTGCGTTAGTGATCCAATACTGTTGGACTGTGGCCGGAATGACAATCGTGCAGTTGCTTATTAACGCGCCAGTAAACCTGTACGCAATGCGGTTGAGTTGAGATCCTGAGAGCGTTACTGTGCCCCCTGTGACGCCAATAATTGTGTAATCGAACACGAATACGGCCTCTTGGCCGAGGCCGATTGTGTACCACGTTATGCCGTCGGTGATTAGCGTTGCGCTGTCGCCCGGCCTCAGTACGAGTGACAATGCGCTGTTAATTGTCTCTGATCCGGCGGGGTCGATAGTGAGGTCACCGCCGCCCTCGTTGCGCACGAACACGAAGAAGTTGTTGCCAGCAGACGCAGCCGTAAGCAGGTTAAGCGTGCCTGCGCCTGTGGCATTCCAGACAAGGCCGCCCGCTCGATTTGAAGTGGCAACGAGGGTGGTGGTAGCGAAAGTGGTGACGGGTAGCGATTGGGACAGCGTTGACCCAGTGACTGTAAGGCCAAAGCCCGCCAGAGCGGATGGCTGCACGGTGGCCGTTGAGGCACCGTAACGGAATACGCGCCACGTGCCGGCGGCGGTCGTGGTGGCGGCCAGATAGACCTGCCACTGTTCACCGAAGGCCACCGTGGCGAGTATGTTGCCCGCGTAATCCTTGACGTAGAAACTAAAGACGCCGTCGATGTTGTTGAACAGGATCGTCTGACCAGCGCCAGTCAGCGTGGCGTCAGGGAGAACGACGCTGAAGCCAGACGCGGACGGGTCTACGTCGATAATGCGCGCGGCAGGAGCTTCGGTGCCTGAGCTTTCAAGGGGCCACTCCAGTGGGGTGTCCACTGACAGCGCGATCGACAGGTACGACACATCCGATGGGTAAATCGTGTTGCCGCCAAAAACAGACGTGTATGTCAATTATGCCTCCTTGCGGACGGATGCGCGGTCGAGGATCTTCGCGAGATCCTCACCATTAAGCATCGATGCAGCGCGATCGTAGTATTGCTGCCAAGTGCCAATGCGTTCGTCGTTCTTCAAAAATGGGGTAGCCTCAAGCAAAGCGCCGTACAGCAAGAGCTGCGGCGCGTACTCTGTCAGCCAGTTGGTCTGTATGCTGTCGTCAAGCAATGGCGGCAACTCGTAGTACAGCACCTCGAATGGATACGCCTGATCTGGCGTTGGTGCCAGAAGCCAGTGCGTGTAATCGTAATCGCTGTAGAAGAGCGGGGTGCCTGTCTCGCTCTCGTTTGGCCAGTATGCGCGCAGATACTCATACACGCGAGTGAACAAGGACGTGCGGTTCGCGTTGTTGGTGCCGGTGCCGATGTTGATCGATATAGTGTCGCGCCATCGATCAGGCTTGGCGTACACAGACTGACCGACGACCATCGTGTCTGACACAACTGCGATGAAGCCTTGTATTTTAAGTTCGCGCGCAATGCGGCGCTCGGCAAGGTTGATCAACCGCGGGATTTGCTCGAAGACAACAGGATCGGCCGCGTACGTAGCGCCTCGCTCAAGATAGCGCTGCACGTCTTGTTTCAACGTCTCAAAGGTCATCGTTGTGGCCATAGCGCGTCCCTATATCAGTTTTTTACGTTTTGCGCACTAGAAAGGTTATGCAGTCTGCTTTCATCATACGGCATCCAGCATCTCAGGGCAAGCGTAGACCCGCATCCCCTGCCCGAACTTTCTATGGTACGTTATTGCGCATATCTCGCGATCTGAGAACCACGCGCCGCGAGAGGCGTATGCGTCCCGTGCGGCCAGTGTGGGGTGTTGGAAAACCTTCATCCCTGCGGCCTCGTCTTCTTTCGTGTGGTGGTAGTTCCCTGTGTGGCAGTAGCGCTTCTTCGTGCGCCCCCACATCTCGGAAAACATTGCCGGAATAATCTCACGCATTGCACCAAACTTCTTCAGGTGCGAGTGGTGGAAGGTCAACATTACCTCGCCAAACTCATAGGCGTAATACGGCAGCGCGCTGTCATCTACGGTGATACGCGGCTCGTCCTCGTACAGCGCCTTGAACATTGTGCGCAGCCAAACGGACGAGGCCATGTCATGGTTGCCCTCCGCGAGGATGACGTGAACGATCCTGTGCTTGGCCAGCAGCATGTTAATGACGCGCCGAAGCACACGCACGGCGACTTCGACCATTTTGGTGAAGCGGCCATCGGCGTCGAGGACGTGCCCACTGGTCGGTGTGACCGCAGATAGGCCGTCATAGTGCAGCAAGTCGCCGAGCTGGTTCAGGACGGCCGTCTCGCTGTCTGGCGAGGACTTAATGATCTGCTCGAAGCAGCCGACGATAACCGCCTCTGCAATCGTCAAGTCCCAATCGGCCCCACCCTCGCGGTGCCACGCAAGCATGCCTATGTGCGCGTCTGTCAGCGTGTACATCGTCAGTAAGTCGGCGTTAAACTGCTCTGGCGCGATGATAGGCGTCAGCCTTGGCAGCACGGAGGCCATTGCATCGGCGGCGGCCTTAAACAGCTCCTGCTGTCGCGCCGCGTCGAGGGACGCCTTAACCCACTGGCCGGTGGGCTTGCCTTCCTTATCGTAGTAGGTCGATACGCCCTTGGCAATAAAGCCGTCGGGCACAGGCCGTGTGAAGTCGTTTTCAGGCGCATATCCCCGCAACGCCGCCTTCTTCTTAACTGCGACATGGGCATCACTGGCTGCACCATGATTAATGCCCATTGCGATTGATGCAGCTTTGGCACTGCCATGCAGATTTATTGCCTCAAGCAATTCACGTTGACGGGGCGTGGCGTATGCAAACAAGCCCTCGTCTATTTTTAGGGAAGCAACCATTATTTGCCTTTCGGACAATCAGCCTCGCATAAGCAAATAAATACGCCATTGTGCAGCTCGACTTCCGCTACCGTTTCAGGCGTGTCTTGCTTTGCGTCATAGGTAATGGGTTTAGCAATAGCGCAATAGCTATTTACGGGAGCGGTCGAAACGGTTGCGCAGCCGCTCGTCGCGCTCAGGATCAGGGACGATAATAGCAGCTTCGCCCAGTTCGAGTTGCCTGTTGATGGCATCGTTCATCTCCTTAATGGTTTCCTGACGCCCTTGCTGCTTCCAACGGTTCTCATCCCAAAGTCCTAAGAGTTTGTTGATGATGCCCAGCAAAGCCGTCAGGAACTTCATTATTCGGCTGCCTTAGTGGCTGCCTCAGACAAGATCATGGCAACAACACCCGCCAGCCCTGCGACTGCCGTGTAGATGGTGCTCCACTCTTCGCTAGACAGGCCAAGTGCCAGTGCGATGCCTGAAAAACCGGCATAAGTGCTAGGCTCTTTCAAGCGGTTTACTAACCAAGATACGATTTTCATGCTAATTTCCTTTACGCTTCATTGGCGGAAAACACTCCGCCCTCCATGTAAACAGGCTTGCCAATGACTGGCTCGCCCCTTGGCCAACGAGATGCTATCAGCCGAGATTTGCCCAGCTTCATCACGTTAACGGCGTTGCCTTGGTTCCCACCAAAGACGAAGTAATGTCCTGCGTCCTCGCCAACGTAGAAGCCAACGTGGCCACCACCTGCGCGGTCAAAGACAAGGATTGCGCCCGGCGCGAGGCGATCGCGCTGCAATAGCGCGCCGTAGTCGGCCCAAGCCTTCGCCCGCATGTACATCTTGGGGTACGGCAGATCGACAAAATTTAAGCAGTGCGCGACAAATACACCGCACCAAGGCGTCTCGTCATTGCGCCACCACGCGCCCAGCTTGTCGAGCCAGCCTAAGATGGTCGTGTTGTGCTTCGGGCCACGCACCTCATAAAGGCCTGTGTACGTCTCGGCGATCTTCAACCACTTCGGTTTACTCATCTCGCGTCTCCTAAAAAATGCCCTTTGCCAAGAGGGCCACGCCCGCGCCCGCAAGGCCGACCAATGCTCGGTCAACCCACACGGCCGCGCTGTTAAGTTTTGGCTGCGCTTTTTCAACAACGGACACCCGCGCGTCGAGTGCGTCCAGATCCTGCGTCATGCCTTCCTCGACTTTGCTGATGGCCTTAAATGCCCGATCCAACGCGGCAGCTATTTGACCCTGTTGTTGTTCGACGAGGGCAAGCTTGGTAATTGCATCTGACAGCTTGTTAAGCGCGGCCTTAACCTCACCAACGTCTTTGTGCAGTGCGTCAAGCTTCACCGCAAATATATCCTCGGACATTTCCACCGCCCTACTTCAAGTTTCTGAGCTTATAGACGGTAGATAGATACACTTCTGTGACACCGTCGACTAAATTGGCCACAGCGCGGTTGCCCTTGCAGACGCTTTCGTGGTTCTCTTCAATCCAGTCGGCGTCAGCCTCTAGGAGCTTCAGCACGTCACCATCGACCATCTTTGGGGCTGGTATGTTACCGATGAGGCTGAATGCGCCTTGGTAGGCCTCCACGAGGCTGTCGATCGCGTCAATGATGTCGTCGTAGAAGCGGCCCAACGCCTTGTGCTTTGCGTAGCTACCCTCGCCCTTGGCGCGCCAATGCTCGAAGTGTGCGACGTTGCGTGCGTAAAAGACGCGGCTAATAAGTTCCTCGATCATTATGCAATCCTCTCCGCAGCAACAACGATAGACGGAATAGCTGGAGCAATGGCCCCAGCCACTGTGGCGTCAGCCGTAACAGCGACGTTTGAAACAAAAAACATCACTTCGATATATTGGCCTGCCGTGACCGTTTCAAACCAAGTTGTACTGTGATCTGCCAACCCACCATCGCTCAATTTTGGAACAACAATAGAACTTGCAGAGGCTACAATGTTGGTTCCGTTCTTCCTCAACCAAATAGTGGCCGTGTGATCCGCCGCCGCTGAGTTAGCAAACTGAGTGGAATGCGATATTTGATACGTTCCGGCCTCTGCAAACGTGATCTGAGTGCTGGAATTTACAGTAATGCCGACGCCCGTGGTTCCGGTGTTCAATGTCAGGGCAGTGGCGGTTGATACACTTCCCGTCTGATCCAAAGTGCTTGAAGCGTTGATCCATGCGCGGCCCGCTAGATCGTTAAATGGAATTGTGGCCGATGCCGTCATGGCCGTAACGCCAGTCCCCTTAACGTAGCCGGTCAGCGTCGCCGCGCCTGTACCGCCGTTGGGAACTGTGATTGAGCCTGTAAGATCCGCCACAGGGATAGTGGCCGCCGCCGTCATGACTGCGGTGCCGTTGCCCTTAACGTAGCCAGTCAGCGTTGCTGCGCCTGTGCCACCTGTCGCAACGGTGCGGACGTTCGTGGCCGAGGCCGCCACAGCGCTTGCCGCGACACTCGTGCTGATGCCGCCTTGAACTAGCTCAAGAAGTTCAGTGCCGGCTAAAGGGGTACTAGCGCCGGGTAGAGCTGAGATTTTTACGTCTGCCATTTAATCAATCCTTCATAAAAACAATGCTGGCGGCGGGAGACATCGCGCCACCAGCACTGCCACAACCCAAGGAGAGCCTTCCTCGGGGGTTCATGGAGTAAGTGGCGTGTCTGGTCGGGGATACCGAAGCGCAATAACTTCAGGTTGCCGAGCGGGCAGGCGATATGGGTCGTACTCGTCAAGATCCACTTTACAGACGCGCAGTCCGGGGTAGTTTGGATCTGAGTACAATTCGTCAAGGCTCATCTTGCGGCTGCATCGAGCGCATATGCCGATGCCCAGAGTACTCTTCCCTCGCGTGTCAAGAAAAACTGGCATTACTTAATTCCTTTCCGCAAATTCGCAGCTATCGTGCGAGGGTCGGATGCCCGCCCTTTTTTTCGCTGCGTTACTGCGAACGTCGTGCATGTGCTTCGCGAACTTAGGATCGATTGCTACTCGGTTTGCTATAGCGTCCGTGGCCAATTTCGCCCTAGCTTTCCATTTGGCGTCCGCTTGAGCC